TTCGTATCGCGGATCATCGGAGAGATACGAGACTTTGAATAATCTTGAGCTAATTCGATAGTCGGTTGAATCATCATGATCGCACATGGGTCAAGATGAGCGTATCGCCCTAGCACATTGTTCATGATATCTGATTTTCCAACTTGACTGGCGCTCTTAACCACTACCCGATTGATACCAGGTTGCGTGAAAGCATCCATAATATCCTTTTGATAGGGTGCTCTACTCGTTTTCCATCGTCCTGGTTCAGCCGAAAGGCCTTGTGATAGCATGCGATAATCGTCAGCCCATTGGCTAACACTGGTTTTTGGTAGTGGTTTTAGGCCCATTTTAGAAACATATTGCCACAATTCTTTTGCCGTTTTCATGCTATCACCTCCTTTTTTGCATTAAAAAAGCGCACCCATTTGTACGCTTAACCTTGTACCATTTATAGATGTAAACATCATAGCTATTAATGCCTGAGTTTCGACATCCGTATGACACACTACCTCCATATGTTTTATGTCATGTGCTGATATATTTAGTCCTTGCCTATATTTATATATGAATTCAGGCATTGCCTTTTCTATCATTAAATATAAATAAAAGGGAATTACATTTCTTGGTTTAATCACCACATATTTTGCATCAACTTGTTGTGATGTATCTAAATATAATAGTTCACCTTTACTTGCAGATACTTGCAAGCAAATACAACCTTCCGGATACATTTGATTTTTCTTAGGCCGTCCAAGTATATCAGCAACTTCTGTAATTTTAAATTTCTTGTAATTTTTTAACATTACACAAACATCTTTTGAAGTAAATACTTCTTAACATCTTCTATTTTTTTTATCACAGCTTCTTGCTCCTCGATTGTACAAGCACTTTCAGAAGATATCAAAAACTCTGTAAATTCTTTTACAAATTCATCATGCTCTTTCTTTGCATCAGGATCCGTACAAACTAATTGCTTTAACATCTCCGCAATTTCTAAGCCCAACGTCCGACTTTCTCGATTAATTTCGTTAAGTTCTTTAGCAAGCTGTACCGCATCTGGTATTTCTTCAGGCTCAAAACTATCAATATATCTAGGTATATTCAAGTTATAATTGTTTTCTTCTATTTCAGAAATACTAACTTTTCTTGAATACTTGTCAATATCAGAACGATTGTTATAAGTATTAATAACTTTTAACACCTGTTCTGATGTCATTATATTTTTGCTTTTATCCTTAACGAAATCTTTTTGAGCATCGATAAATAATATATCGTTATCTACCCTATTTTTCTTAAATACAAGTATACATACAGGAATACCTGTATTAGTAAATAAATTAGATGGCAATCCTATAACCGCATCAAGCAAATTGTTTTTAATCAAATTTTGACGGATATCACCTTCAGCTTGTCCGCGAAATAAGACACCATGCGGTAAAATGAATACTGCTGTCCCGTTATTTTTAAGAGAATAAATACCATCTAAAATAAAAGCATAATCTGCTTTACTTTTTGGCGCTAATTTATACCCATCAAAACGTTCATCATTAACAGGCACCCACGATAGACTATATGGAGGATTACTAATAATTGTATCTGCCTTATATGTACCTTCATCTATACATACTTCTTTAATAATCTGTGGCGCTTGATTACTAATCTCTACCTTATATTTCACTATATTTTCTTGAGTTAGTACATTTCGTTCTATTACAACAGCAGGGACTCTGTTCATTACTAAATTAAACAGTAAAAAACATATTGCATTTTTAGAATATTCCTCAAGTTGTAATACCACATCTGGATTATTCTTATACTTAGCTAACGAAAGACCACCTATACCAGCACATACATCTCTTACGCATCCATTAGTGGATATACCTGCTACGATATCCATAACACTTTGAGGCGTATAGTCTTGCATATAGTTTTTTCTATCTGCTGCTTTTTCTTCAAATTCCTGTAATAATCCAGAATACGAATAACAACCACTCATATTCGCAATTAATCTTTCCAGTTTATTATGATCAAGCAACACATCCATTAATACACCTGGTATTTCATGAAGTTCACGAACAGATAAGGCTTTCATCATGCAATCTAATATTGTCATTTTTGTACTTCCTCCTCATCTGCATCATCGCTATCCATGAATAATGACGGCGTATATTCACTTAATTCGGACAATTTATCCTCAATTTCTTGCGTTAACAGGTTATATGCTTCCTCTTTTGTTACGTTCTGTAATTGTGGCGCTAGTTTTGTTGGCAATCCTAATAATTGTGTACGCAAATTAACAAGCATTTCTGTCATTACCTGTTCTACAGTATCTACCGAGTACACTTCGCCGTTCATTTTGGCCAACTTCAACTCAGCAATCTTGCGTTTCGCACGTTCATTCTTGGCCTTTTCAACCTCGAATACCGCATCATCGGAACTGCTTACCTCTTCGACAGAAGATTGCCCCTTATATTTGACATAATTGATAACGGATTTGATAACCAAAATTTGATTCTTTTCATCCGTTGCTAAAACCCCTTCTTGAAGCAGTTGCGAAACACGTTGACGCGAGAGTCCAAGTGCTTTTGCCAGGTTCGACTGAGAGGCCGTTGCTGTTTTCAAATCATCTGTAATTTTCACTTATCAATCAGCCTCCTTTCATTACCTGTATCACTAGCAAGAACATAAAAAATTTAAAATCTAGGCAATTTTTGGGGTCTCGGCCACCGCAAGGCATCAGCTTTGGACAGAAGGACCCGTAAAAAAATATCCAAATTTAAAATAATATATTCAATATTTAAAATTTATTTTTTTTATTTTTACGATGAGACTGGCGGCGCTCATCTTCATGACGATGCCGTGCCTCATCCCTATCCACATGTCTCATCATATGGTGTGCATGCGAACATGAACGGCAATAACC